CCTATGAGGACGACGACCCCGACCTGTACGAATTGCTCCCGCTGGAAGCGCAGCTATTCGCTGAATGATAACAAGCCCGCCCGTGGGCATATACGCGGGCAGAAGGAGGTACACCATGATTTTTAACATTACGCCGAACATCTGCGCAACCGCCCTCGTCGTCGATGAATTGCCGGAAATCGGCAAACCGTTCTGCTGCGGCCCGTATATCGCCGCCCGCGTCCTGTCCTTGGAGCCGTGCCCGTACACTTGCCCGCAAGACGAGCACCAGGAAGCCCTGCAATATGCCGTGTGGCGCGTCAACTATGAACCCGTTTCCGACCCGCGCGATGATTATTTCTACGTCGCCATTCATGAGCCGGAATCCGAAACCATGTAACGCCGCGAAATCATTTTGAAAGGAGCCAACACCATGAAAGCCAACACCACCATTGCGAAGATTGCCCATGCCGTCCGCCGCTTCTTTGTCGGCGAAGCGTACACCGTCGCCGCGTGCCTGCCCGGTTACGGCACGTTCACTTGTACCATCAAGGCCCCGAACCGGCAGCGCGCCATGCAGGAAGCGGAAGCGATGGCCGATCCCGGCTTTGTCCTGTCCTGCGAGCTGGCCGCCTGATCCCGCCGGGCCGCGCGTTGACAAACGGGGTACACCAATTTATAATATAGGCATCGAAAGGAGGCCGACACCATGCCGAGAGGAAACACACCCGAACAGCGACGCGCAAAGAATATTCTTGGCGAGAAGTGGGACAAGGAAAACACCCGTCAAGTCAAGTTCAAGTTCAACATCCGCACCGATGCGGACATTATCGCCCATCTGGAAGCCCAGCAGAACATCCAGGGCTATGTGAAGCGCCTGATCCGGGACGACATCGCCCGCAGCAGCAAAGGATAACAAGCAGGAGGCCAACACCATGAGAGAGTATTTTGTAAACGTGATCGCCGATGTCATTCCTGGGGATAGCCCCTATCAGCAGACAATCGTCGCAGCGTACCGCGTTCAAGCAGACGCCGAGAAGCACGCCGCCGATGTGGCAGTTGCGGAAATGATAAAGAGCAATCGCCCGATAGACACCATGACGATCAAGCAAAGCGCCGTTTATCCCGTTGATGAAATGCCGCTCCTGACATACCATCCGGCGGAGCCGTAAGAAATCAGCTTGAAAGGGGCGACGTTACCGTGCTGAAAGGATTTTATATCATCCAGCGTTTCGATGGAGAAAAGTGGGTGGATTATTCTTGCCATTACTTCTTTTCACCGATAAGCAAGGTGTTAAGGCAATACAAGTATTTCAAGGAGAAACACCCAGCAGAACGGTTTCGGATTGCGAAAGGCAAAGAGGACATAGGGGCTTTCTTCAACCACGCGACGCAAGGCCGCGACTAATCCGACCAAACCATTCTAACGTGCATCTTTCCCGAAAAGGTGCGCGTTATTTTTATGCCCCCAGGAGGCCCCGCGCGCTCACTCCCGGCTTTGTCATAATAGGAGGTTGTGTTAAACGCATACGGAGGGAATCGCTTCCTATTTTATGCGCTAAAAAATGGGCCGGTTTTGGATGCTGTGTTTTACCATGCCACGATATGACAAACACAAGCCCCCACGGCCTGCAAATGGGCACAAAAAGAGCGCCCCCGGATCGCTCCGAGGGCTGTTCTTTACTTCCTGCCTTGCTTCTGCCTGTACTGTTTGATCGCCATAGCGCGCTTCATGCCGTGTGTGGCGGCCTCTTTCAGCGCCCTTTCCTCCGCCCGCTCCTTCCTCCGCCTCTCGCACCAGGCGGCAAACCGGGCGTATTTCTCGCAATCTGCGTGACACGTTGCCGATCTTTCCGGGCAATCCTTTACGCATGGATTGTCCACCACGTCGCCCCTGCTCATGCCCGCGCCCGCTTTCCCGTCAGCATGTTCAGCTTCATAAGGCTTTCGTCGATATTCTCCTGGATTACGCCGATGTAAACGAGCGTTTCCCGCTGGTAGCTGTGGCACAATATCCTTTGCAAGCTCACCACGTCGCCGGTCATTTTGTAATAGTGATAGCCGAAGGTCTTTCGCAGCGTATGGCACCCGATCCGTTCCTCCACGCCTGCCTCACGGGCTATGTGATTGATGATCTGATAGCACCGCTGCCGCGATATGGGCCGGTATTTGTGGGTAGCACTGTCCTTCTGGCGGCTCTGGAAGATATACTCGTCCGCCTTTCTTCCGGCCAGCAGGCGGTTGATCTCCCGCCGAGCCTGGGGGTTTATCAGTATGCGGGCTTCCTTCCCGGTTTTCTTGGCCTGTATCTGCGCGTAGTCCTTGCCCCTCAAATCCTGCACCTTGAACCGCCGGAAGTCACTCACGCGCAGGCTGGTATTAAAGCCAATCAGCAAGATCAATTCCCAGCACACTTCCCCCGTTTTCCTGTGCTTGTCGTGCTCCCGCGCAATGTCGTAACACTTTTGCAATACCTCCAGATCGCGGATGGGCTGTACAACCTTCATGTGTTTTCACTCCTTTCAATTATGACAAATATAAACGGTCAAAAAGAGAAAGCCCCGGCAAGGGCCGTTCCTGCCGGGGCGCGTCTGTCATTCCTTGATAGGCTCCTCCGCCGTGTCGGGCGGTTCGTTCGTGCCTCCCTGGGTAATGACGCGGATGTAATCTTCTTTCGTCTTGCAGCCCTCCGCGTCGATCCCGTTGTCCTCGCAGAAAAGCGCGATGGTTTCCAGCGGCCAATCCTCCAGCGGGGCTATCACGTCGCCCTCAACCGGCGTAATGCCGCCGTCCGTGGCCTGCGAATTGGTGATCTCCCTCGTCTTATCGTGATTGAAGTATTCAGATACGGCGGCTTCGATCTCGTCCACGTCAACGTCGAATCCATTTTCCAGCAGCTTTTCGCGCACATATTCCAGCTTCTTGTGGCCCTCTCCGGCCCCGTAGAGCTGTTCCGCCGCGAAAACGAGCACCTTCACCATGGCGCGAAGGTTATTCTGCTGGCTTTCCGTGGTCTTGCTCCTGATCCACGGAATGAGTTTGTAGGTCACAAGCGCCGCAAGCAGCGCGATAATGGCCTGGAATACAGGTGTAAGGTCAATGTTCATGAACTGTCCTCCTCATCTTGATTTCCTGCGGCGCGGTTGCCTCCGTAGCCGGACGTGCCGCCGGTTGTAAAACCGCGAGCGCTCGCGGTTTTACTGTCTACCGATGTTCCCCTGCAAATAGTGCATGATGTCGTCACGCGCTTTTTGCATCTGCTCCCCGTTCCCGTTGTGCAGCTCATGATCCAGCAAGGCCATTATGCCAGAGCAGAGCACTTGATTGCTTTCCTGCAAATTCTGGATGGCCTTGTCGTGTGCGTCGAGCCGCGACTTATCGGCGGCGAGCTTCTTCGCCGTGTCGGTGCTGGGCGTCCGCCACTTCTTGAAGATGTCGATCACCTTATCCACTGTGACGATTGCCGCGAATACGGCCAGCAGCACAACCACGGTGTTCATAAGCTGATCCGGCGTCACCTTGTCCATAGATTTCACCCCCTAACTTCCGCATACTTGCCGCTGATCCAGGCGACTTGCTTCTTGTACACCACCGCGTGCCAGCCGTTTTCTGCGGTCGCCACCCATTCCAGCATCGTTCCCCTGGAAACGGCGGTAATCCGGCTAAAGTTCGTGCCATTGCCTACGCGCACATTGACGCTGCTCGCGGTCACGACAACCGTCTTTCCCTTCGGTTCCTCGCCGGTTTCCGGCTTGTCGGGTTCGGGCTGGGTGGGTGTCGGCTGGATGGTGGTGCCTGCGGAATAGTTGGGGCGTCCGTACCCTGCGATACGGTTATAGTTGAGCTTGTATTTCTTCTTTGCGACGCCTCCGCCGTTGGCGACAACGCCGCTCGCGGTGCTGGTGTTGCCCTCCACGGTGTACACATAGGAGTTATCCACCTTGTACACAAGGCCGGTGTGGGAAATGGCGCTGCCACCGATCCCGTCCGCCGGATAGAAGAAAATCTGGTCGCCGGGTTCCGGGCTTTCAAACAGTCTGCCCTTGGCCTTGTAATACTGGCGGCTGTATTTGCATCCGGCCCCGCAGCTTTTCGTCGGCTGGCACAGCAGCGCGCGCCCGTCGTCCACGCCGTAAGCCTGCACGAAGCACCAGTCCACAAACACGTCGCACCAGGCGACGCCCTGCTTCCTGCCGTTGTAGAATCCGGGAATGGCGTCCATGTCGCGGGCGTACTTGGTGTAGTTCTTCTTGCCCGCGTTCCCCGTCTTGCTGTCCAGGTCTTTGTTGCTGGCCTTTTCCAGATAGCCCTCCTCGGCCAAAGCGATGTCGATTACCTTCTGCCGGTCAAATCCCATGTTTCCCGCCTCCTCGTTTTCGTCGGTGTTGTCCTCGGTTTCCTCGGTGTCCTCCGCCTCCTGGGTGAACCATTCCAGCGGCTTGTCGCCGTAGAGCATATCCAAATCCACGTTGCCGCTGATCCCGTTTACGCGGCCCTTGCTGGTGTATTGCCAAAGGTCGCAGTTGTATTTCGGCGCGTAGGATTTCGCGGGCACGCTGCCGTCGTTCTTCCCCCAATGCGGAATCCACATGATGTCGCAAAGGGAGATTGCCTTTCCCGCCCATTTGTAGCGGGTGTTGATGTACAGGCCGATCTTTTCACAGCCCAGCTTCCGCAGCTCCTCCAGGAAAGCGACGCATACGGCCTCGGTGGTCGTCGCCGTTTGCGCGCTGTATTCGATGTCCGCGATGTAGAAAAGCGGCCTGTGCTTTGCCTTGTTCGCGCACTCCACGAAGAACCGGGCTTCCGTTCTGGCCGCCTCGGCGGTTCCGGCCTTGACGTAGTGATACGCGCCGTAGGGAATCCCGCAGGCTTCCGTGTATTCAAGATAGCGCTTGTCCGCGTTGCTGCCGACGCTGGCGCGGAAAATCGCCATCTCCAGATCGTCCCTTGCCTTGCTCCAGTCGATAGCCCCCTGATAATGGCTGATGTCTGCAATCTTTTTCACGCCTTATCCTCCTTTTTGCGCTTTCGTCGTATTCCGTGCGGATAGTGCGCCCATGCGATACCGACAATGCAAACCACGCTGAAAAGAATAAATAAAAGGGCCAGCGCCCCTATAAAGATCGCTGCTTCCAGCAGTTCACGCGGCAATTTCATAAATAGACCACCTCCGCGCTGGCGCACCAGTCGTCATAGCGCGCCCTGATGTCCTCCTCCATCCCGTCGAACGGCTCCACGCCTCGCACAACGAGCATTTCCACGTCGTAGTCTGTCTCGCCGTCCTCCGTCGTCAGGGGCAGCACATGGGGCCGCAGATACACGTCCACCGTGCCGTCCTCCTGCTCCTGGATGGTATAAAAATGCCGCCTCCCCGGCGGCTGATCGCTCTCAATATTCATATTGTCGCACCTTTGAAGTACAAAGTGTTCCTCGATCCAGTGGATCATGTTGTGACCGTTACAATGCTTGCACATCCCGATATAGCAGATCACGCTTTCCATCGCCGCGTCATAGCTGATTTGCCATGCGGCAAAGGCCGCCATGATGAAGCGCAGGCTCCGCTTGATGTGCGTCGTGGTCTTTCGCCTCATGCGGATGCCGTGCGGCGTCAGCAGATAGCCCACGAACTCAACCGGGGCCGTCGCCTTTTGGATTCGGCTTTTCGGGCTGATGTCAAGCAGCAGCTCGTCCCGAAGGAAGGTTTCGATGGCGGCGAATATTCGCTTTGCGTTCTCCTTGCCCTTGACGAGGATGCAGAAATCGTCCATATAGCGCACATAGTAGTGTACTTTCAGCGTGCGCTTGATGAATTGATCCAGCTTGTCCAGAAACAGGTTGGCCGTTTCCTGGCTCGTCAGGTTGCCGATGGGCATACCCACATCATAGAGCCGCCGCCATCGCGGGCAATCGTCCGGCTTCATCCCCGGAGGCAGGCCGAAAGGCACGTCCGGGTTATTGATGATCGTCCGCATAAGCCAGCGAAACCAGGCGTCGTCTGATACCTCGTCGTAGGTATTCAGCACCTTCCCGTGTTCAACCCGGTAAAAGTATTTGCTGATGTCACCCTTGATAAGATACCATTCGTCCGCGTCCGGCTTCCGGCTGATCTTCTGCTGCCAGTTTTGCAGGCACTCCGCCGCTGGCAGCGTTCCTTTGCCCTTCCGGCACCCGTAGCTGTGCGTGATATATCGCTTGTCCAGATATGGGTTGATTTGCCGGTAAATGGCCCATTGCACAACGCGATCCCGAAAGCCCAGCGCCATGACAAGCCTCGGCTTCGGGTAGCGTACATAAAATTCCCGATATGGCCCCACCTTGTAGGTCATATCCAGTAGCTCTTTCTGTATCTGGTGCAGATTCGCGCCCAGGTTGAAAGAGAAGTCCAAAACCTCATTGCGATACCGTTTACCCTTTGCGGCGTCCCGGTAAGCGCCCATCAGGTTTTCAAAATCACAGATGCGGTCTTTTAGATTGTGCAGCCCTTCCAAAACATTCACCCCGCCCTGTGAACTGCCGCGTGTGACGTGTTCCGTCAGGCATAGGCTGTAATACCCTAAAATCGCTTTAGGGTATGCTGCGGACAGCCGTAACCCGTTGCCCTTCCGGGCGCTTCGCGGCGATTCCTGCCGCGCGTTCCCTGCGGAGCGTTCTTGCCGCAGCGCGTCAGGATTTTTGTTTAGCCCCTTCGGGCCGAGGAAACGCACCCCTCCCATCAGCGGATGGCCGCTGATTCGTAATCTCGCGGCGCGTAATATATGCTGGGAGCGGGGGCGGCACCCATAGTTGTTGTTGGCGTTGCCGCGCTCGTTGTTGGCATTGACATAGCCAAGCCCCGCGTTGCTGCCGTTGTTGTAGTTGCCGCCGCGACGGGGGAAGCGCTAAAGAACGCATGGATTCAGACCGTCCAAATCACGGCGCGTTCCCTCTGCTATCGCCACTCTTGCGGCCAGATACGCTATTCATCCAGCCGCCGATCAAAGCCCCGATCTCGTCAATCTTCTTTGACCATTCGCCGTAGCTCTGATCCGTGAGCAATCGCCTTGTTTTTCCGCTCTTGTCCGTGAAAATGATCTTGTTCGCCTGCTGGATGAAGATGTCCAGCACGGCCTTGCTGGTGTCCAGGTCGGCCAGCGTGCTTTTGTTCATGTACCGCAGGCGGGCCTTTGTCGCCAGCCGCAGCATCGTGTACATTTCCTGCATGATGTCCACGCCCAGGCTCCGCTTATGGAAGCTCGGCCAGCGCTCCACGATGGGGCGCGCGTATTGGATCATGTCGTCGATTTTCTGGCAGCATGGCCCCGGATTACTCCTGTCGTACTTAAATTCCGGCATATCATTCTCTCCGTCCGGCGGATATTATTTTCCCCATCACGCGCGCGTCATGGAAACTATTAACGCGCGCGTGATAACGGGGAAAGGGTTTGATGGGGCACGCCCTATCGGGCGGCCCCGTCAGGGGTTCAGTATTCAGTTTCCAGGGGTTCAGAGGGAGCGGGGGCGGCACCCATAGTAGTAGTAGGCGCTGCCGCGCTCGTTGCGGGCATGGACAGAGCCAAGCCCCGCGCCGCTGCCGTCGTAGTAGCTGCCGCCGCGACGGGGGAAGCG